TGAGTAAGCCCGAGGCGCGCTCCCCTTGGGCCGAGGTGGCACCGGCGGCGCTCTTTCCCCTGCCGCCGGTGCCGCCCATATATGGAGAGAAATTGTGATTGAGCAACTTATCAGCCGCGTCTTCTATGCGCGCAACCTCGCGCACTGGAACCACTGGCGCACGAAGAGTTTCAGCCAGCATCAGGCGCTGGGCGCGTTCTATGACGATGTCATTGACGCGATCGACAGCCTCGTCGAGGCGCATCAGGCCGTCAACGGTCTGGTCGGCGCGATCCCCTCACCCAATTCGACTGGCTCGGACGTGCTGAAGATCCTCAAGGCCGACGCCGAGTGGATCGAAGAGAACCACGAGAAGATCTGCGGCGGCAATCGCGCCGTGGGCAATCTCGTCGACGGCGTCACTGACGTATACCTCCGCACGATCTACAAGTTGGAAAACCTGAAGTGACGCAGGAGCTGATCAACTGGGTGTTTGCTGGCTTCGGCGCGGCCGTTGGTTGGATCCTGAAGGTCGTCTGGGACGCCCTCAAGGAGCTGCGGCAGGACGTCAAGCAGATCGAACGCGACTTGCCCGAGGTCTACGTCCGCAAGGACGACTTCCGCGAGGCAGTGCGCGAGATCCGCGACACCATGAAGGAACTCCGCACCGACATGAAGGCGGGCTTCGACAAGGTCGACCTGACGCTGGGCGGCATCTTCAAGCGCCTCGAGCAGAAGGAGGACAGGGAGTAATGGGCTCGCGGTTCCTCAAGCATACCCTCATCGTGGCGGCTGCCCTGCTGCTTTTGGGCTGCAAGGACCGCTACCGCTATTACTGCCAAGACCCGGACAATTGGGAGGCGGAAGAATGTCAGAAGCCAAAGTGCGTAGCCTCGGGCTACTGCACCGAGTATCTGATTACGACTGAAGAGACTACAGATGAAGCCCCTCAGTGAATGGACGCCGGAGGAACTGTTGAGATTTATCGTGGGCGTGGTCCTCTCGGTCACGCTCATGTTCATCGTGGCGACGGTGCTGTATTCGCTGATTTTCGTGTCGCAGCCCATGGACGGGCAGGCACCTAATGACGCAGAGTTTTTTAAACTGATCAACCCGATCGCGACTTTCATAGTCGGCGCACTGGCAGGGTTGATGGCGGGACAGGGCGGCAGGTTCGCAAAGCCCCCGTCGAAGGATGACGAAGGAGAAAATGATGAGCTTCCTTAAGAGTTTTGAAAGCGGGCGGGACGGCGTCGACGACACCGTCGAGTTCGTAATCCGCGTGGCCATCGTCACGCTGTCTGCCGTCATCCTTGTGGTGGTGCTGGCGCTCGCCGTCGGCCTGTTCGTCCCGAATGACGTCATCGACGGCGCGGCCATCCTCGAGGTAGTCAATCCCGCCTTCCAGACGATCATCGGCGCATTCGTCGGCCTGCTCGGCGGCCTGAGCCTCAACGCCAATGCGCGCGACACCAAGCCGGAAGAGCCGCTTGAACTGGATACACCCGCCCCTGAGCCGGAAGCACCCAAACCGTACGACGACCCGCAGGGCACCGTCTTCATCGACACGCCCGAAGAGGAGGACGACGAGATGGAACCTTGGGAGAAATACCGTAACGACCTGCGCTACGACGCCAACGGCGACGGCGTGGTCGACGAAAGTGACTTTCCCGATTGGCGGAGTGCTGGCAAATGAGCCTTGTAAATCTACAGCAGAAAATCGGAGTGACGGCAGATGGCGCGTTCGGCCCGGGAACATTTAAGGCAGCTGCGGCTTTCTATAAGCTATCACCTAATCGGGCTGCGCATTTCTTTGCTCAAACGGCGCATGAAAGCGGCGGCTTCAAGGCGTTCAGCGAGAACCTGAACTACAGCGCGAAGGGCCTGCGCGGCATCTTCCGCAAGTATTTCCCGACGGACGCCCTCGCCAACGCCTACGCCCGCCAGCCGATGAAAATCGCGAACCGCGTCTATGCAAACCGCATGGGCAACGGTCCCGAGAGCAGCGGCGATGGGTGGAAGTATCGCGGTCGCGGCCCGCTCCAGCTTACCGGCAAGGACAACTACCGTGCATTCGGCCGGTACATCGGGCGTGAGCAGGAGGTGCTGGACAATCCAGACCTCGTGGCCAATGAACTGGGCTTCGAGAGCGCGCTTTGGTTTTTTGACCACAACAAGCTCTGGTCGATCTGCGATCAGGGCGTCGGCGACACCGCCATCCTCGCACTCACCAAGCGGATCAACGGCGGCACCCACGGCCTCGACGACCGCAAACTGAAGACCAAGAAATACGCCGCTTGGTTGTAGGAGAAGTAGCATGAACCTGAAGAAACTCATCAAGAAGGTCGCCAAGGACGAGCTGGAGAAGAAAATCCTCCCCATGCCCGACGCCCAGCCGCAGACCGGCAAGAAGGCGAAAATTGCGGGCGGTCTGGCCGTCGTCGCGGCAGTCGCGACTGCACTGTCTCAGTATCTCAGCGGGTAGTAATATCCGCCAAAAATATGTAAGGAGTGGGGTATGGCCACTGCGATGACATTCACGACGTTGAAGGAGGACGTGCAGCGCTACCTCGAGCGCGGCGCGACGCTGGCGTCCGACCCCATCGTCTTCGAGCAAATCCCCCGCCTGATCAATCTCGCCGAGCGTCGCATCGCCCGCGAGCTGAAGATCCAAGGCTTCATCAACGTCGTCGTGACGACGATACTGCCCAACTCGTCGGTGCTGCCCAAGCCCGACCGCTGGCGCGACACCGTGTCGGTCTTCATCGGCACCGGCACCAATGGTGACACGCGCAAGCCGCTGTACACGCGCAGCTACGATTATCTGCGCAGCTACTGGCCCGACGCGACCCAGACCGGCGAGCCGATCTTCTACGCCGACTATGACTACAACCACTGGCTGGTCGCGCCGACGGCCGACATCGAATACCCCGTCGAGATCCTGTACTACCAGCTTCCGGCCCTCCTCGACGAGGAGGCGCAGACCAACTGGCTGACCGAAAACGCACCCGAGGTGCTGCTCTACGGCACGCTCCTCGAGGCGACGCCCTTCCTCAAGAATGACGAGCGCATCCCGGTATGGCAAAACATGTATGACCGCTCGGCGGCGATGCTGAATGGCGAGGATCTGGCGAAGATCCTCGATCGCAGCGCCACGCGCAAGGAGGCTTAAAGATAATGTCGAACTCGTTTACACAGGTCTTCGGCGGCACCACCATCTACCCCGCCGACGTCTCCTACCTCGCACTGACCCTCGACGGCGACGTCAGCCTCGAGTGGCCCCTCGAGGCGACTGCGGGCAGCACTGTCGTCGCCCGCATCATCGACATCACTCCCAGCGGCCCCTACACGATCACGATGCCTGACGCGACGTCGGTCAGCGTCGGTCAGACGGTCCTGTTCAATAACCTCGGCCCCAGCACCATCACGGTCGATAAATACGACGGCAACGGCATTCTGAGCATTGCGGCCGGCGAGCAGTGGCAGGCCTACCTCATCAACAACACCACGCCCGGCGGCACTTGGCGCACGCTGCGCTATGGCGCGGCCACGGCGCAGGCTCAGGCGGCCGCTCTGGCGGGCCCCGGCCTCACGACCAGCGGCTCGGCCCTCGCGCAGAATTACGACGTCGTCGACTTCTCCGCCACGCCCTACAGCCTCACTGGGCCTGACCGCGCCAAGGTGCTGGTCTGGACGGGCGGCCTCGGCACGCTGAACCTTCCCACGGCCGCAGCCGCTGGCGACGGTTGGTTCGTGCAGGTGCGCAACAGTGGTCAGGGCGACCTGACCATCGACCCGTCGGGCTCGGAACTCATTAACGCCGGATCCACCCTCCTCCTGCAGCCGGGCGACAGCGCGGTCATCGTCGGCGACGGCGTGCAGTGGTACACGATCGGCCTCGGCCAGCAGGCCGTCTTCGCCTTCGACTATACGTCGGTCGCAGTCACCGGCGGCACGTACACCCTCAGCGGCTCGGAACTGAACCGCATTGCCTACAAGTTCACCGGCACGCTGACCTCAAACTCGGTCATCGTCGTGCCCGCGACCGTGCAGCAATACTGGGTCAACAACGCGACCACCGGCCCCTTCACGCTGGGCCTGCGCGCTGCGGGCAGCGCCACCGTCACGAACATCAACCAGAACGCCACGGCGATCCTGTACTGCGACGGCACGGACATCGTCCCCGCCACCACGTCGGCACCCTTCGCAGGCATCCTGCCCATAACGCAGGGCGGCACGGGCGCGAGCAGCGCAGCCTCGGCACGCACCAACCTCGGCGCGACGGGCATCGGCTCGACCGTCTTCACCGCCGCCACCACGGCCGCAGCGCGCACGGCCATCGCCGCCGCAGCCAGTGGCGCGAACAGCGACATCACCTCGCTGACCGGCCTCACGACGCCCCTCAGCGTCGCTCAGGGCGGCACGGGCGCGAGCGTCGCGGCCACCGCACGCACCAACCTCAGCGCGGCAGCCAGCGGCGCGAACAGCGACATCACCTCGCTCAACCCAGCCAGCGGTCTGACTGTCGGCGCGCCGACCGGCGGCGCGCAGGGCCTCGGCACGATCAACGCGACCGGCCTCTTCATCAATGGCGTGGGCGTCGGCACGGGATCCGGCTCCGTCACCAGCGTCGCATTCAGCGGCGGCACGACCGGCCTGACAGTAACCGGCTCGCCGATCACGACGTCGGGTACGATCACACTGTCTGGCACGCTCGCCGTCGCCAACGGCGGTACAGGTCAGACCACGTACACCAACGGGCAGTTGCTCATCGGCAACACCACAGGCAACACGCTTACGAAGGCCACACTGACCGCAGGCAGCGGCATCACCATCACGAACGGCGGTGGATCGATCACCATCGCCTCGACTGGTGGCACGGGCACTGTCACCTCCGTCGCCCTGAGCGGCGGCACGACGGGCCTCAGCGTCACCGGCTCGCCCATCACGACCAGCGGCACGATCACGCTGGCTGGCTCGCTCGTAGTCGCCAACGGCGGCACCGGCGCGACCAGCGC